ATGTAAGACCCATGTATCGTAAGCTGATTTACCATACACAAATGCTTGTGCTGTATTTGTTTTCCATTGTTCATAAACTGCATCACACAATTCAAAGTACAATTCTGTTACATCTGTTTTTACCATATATTACCACTAATAACCAATTATATAAATGTAACTAAAAATAAAAAGAAAGGGGTTAGAGCCCCAAGTAGTCGACCATGACTTTAAGTTGTGCCTTTGCAATTCCGTACCAACTCTCTGCCAATGTTTTCCATTCATCTCTATCTGCTGTGATAGTTCTGACCTCGTTTGCAAGTGCAGTGTTGTTTGCCTCAAGTGCTAACACTTTGCTGTCCAGTGCTGAGGTGTCAACTGTAACGACAGGTTGTGACTTTAACGAAGTTACGTTTGCGTTAAGCAACCTAATTTCCGTTTTTTGCTCTGCTATCGTTTGCACCGACTTGTTGAACTTTGCAGTTATATCTGCAAGGTCGCTTTGCAATGTTTGCACATCAACGTTGCCGTTATATGTTGGCACATTTCTGATGCTCTCATACTCTCCACTTGTTTCACTGCTTGCTGTACCAAAGTTTACTTTCGGCTCGGAAGGCTCTGCTATTGGCTCAGGTTGTGGTGCTACATACACTGGAGCAGGTGGTGGTGCTACATATTTTGCCTCGGTATGAATGATGTTGTATCCCCCCGTTGCTTGGTCTAACAAATACCAACCGTCTTTGTTATCCTCTGTCATTGAGGCAGGCAAGTTGAAAACTAAACCTTCCCCTGCTTCAACTGTGTGGCTAAATACACCACTTAATTCAAAAGTGTGAGTTAAAGCATCTGTGTTAATTATTGTAATTTCCCCTTGTTCTTCCATTGTGATTTCAAATGGGAAACTGTCAACAGTGACACGATCTGGTGCTGCATATACATTTGCAGTTAGTCCCACTAATAGGACAACTGTAAGTGTTGCAATCATCTTTGTAATCATATCTAATAGATGTATATATCGTTATATAAATGTAACTGAAACATAATATTAAAAGCAAACGTTTATTTAAGGTGCCTATACTATATGTATTTATGAAAGGTTGTAAAGGATACTGTGATAGATTACCAGATAATAGACCTTTTGGTAACGCATACATAACACATGCATTGTGTAGACGTTGTGACAAATGGATAGAGAAAAAATATTTAGTTGATAATAACTGTCCTTGCTGCAAACGTAGACCAAAATTAATATCAAGAAAGAATAAAAGAGAAGAAGCCGTTAGACTTGATGTTAAAGCAATGCATGTTGTCTAACGCAATTCTTCTAACATTTCTTCATCATAAGTATTCATCTCATATTCTGGTAGATTTTCATACTTGTCTATTTTATTAAGTTTGAAAGACACATACAATAGTATTAATCCCACTGGGGTTAGAAACAATGTAAATGTCAAAAACAATCCAATAAAGAATAATGGAATGTTCATAACTGTATTATGATTAAACTCTATATTAACCTTGGGAAAAAGGGAAGAGGAAATTATTACGTTATTTCCTCACTATCGACCTGATAGAACGGTAGTTAACTAGCAATATATATACGTCATACTATTATATAAATTAAACTCTAACAACAACCGTTCCCTTATCGAGTCATTGTTAGGTGGTTTAAGAGGGCTACCGTATTAGGGTAATCCCTGACAACCAACTATAGTATGAGGCTACCTTATTTATAGGTTTAACTTAATCTTCATCATCTTCGTGCTTATTTTTTCTTAACTCTTCTACTTTATCTTCAGCTAAGAATGTTATTTTCCAAAACACTTTCTTGTCGGCAGATGAAATTTTGGATTTGTCTAATCTAGCAAATGCTAGTTCAAACCATTTTAAAAGCAATTCGTAATCACTTAAAGTGAATGTAACCATACTTTTCCTTTAAATAGGTAGTTTATATTCTTTCAGTATCTTTGATAAGTACACATAGGTATAGGTCTTGAACGTATTCTTACACGTAATTTAGTTCCACAACAAGGACAATGTATGCCTTCCCAGTCTACAAACAACGCACATTCAGTGCAGCGTTTTCCTCCACCTAGGTATGTTCTTTTACCTTTAGGTGCATAATATTTAGACAAACAAATTCCTTTACATACTCCCATGACAAACTATATATCAGTCGTAATATAAGTGTTATAATGGAAGAAAAAGCCTTCAAAGAGCCTAAAGAAGTTAAAAAAGATGTTAAAAAATGCTCATGTAATGAGGATATAGGTAGAAATATAAGATGCCCTATAGATGGCGACCTTGACAAGATCTGACATAATTTTAACACCATTAGACAAAGTTTATTAACTAATGATTTCTTAGATTATCATGGGTATCCGAGACTCTCTTAGTGGTATTAGAAAAGCACTAACTCCAGTCAACAAAGGATACACTGATGCTACGACTAGACCAAGTATAGCACAACCTTATATGAGTACCGATACAGGTGCCAAACTACCAATTTTCCCATTCCCACTCATTATGATCTATGAGTTGGCAGATAATATTGATGCTATTAGAATTCCTATTGAGACACTTAACCGTGAGATGTTTAAGAACGGTTTTGAGATAGTAGAGAGATTCAAATACAAATGTGAAAACTGTTCAAAGACATTCCAATATGCACCAAACATTCATGAAGAAGGTGAGGACAAGATAGACATGAAGAAGGTACAATGTGACTCATGTGGAAGTTATGATATGAGAAGACCTGTACCAGAACACAGAAAAATTCTTGAAGATATTATGAGTAAACCTGTAAATGGTAACATGCAAAACATGGAAGACCTTGCAAGACAGTTGGAAAGGGATTTGGAGATTGCAGATAACGCTTACATGTTGATGCTAAAGAATTATTTCATTGATGATATTACTGGAGAAATAGATATGACAAAAACTGAGATTAAAGAACTGTTAAGAATTGATCCACCACAAGTAGCAATGATTGCTGACTCTGATGGCAGAATAGGTTATGATGATAAAAGACAAAAGATCTGGGTATGTCCTAGATTTGAACACAGAGACAAAAGACAGTACACTGACAGATGTGATATATGTAATGCCAAATGTCTAAAGGCAATAATTGAAGTAAACTCTGTATATTCTATCGGTATCCCACACCCAAAAAGAGTAATCTATGGTGAAGGTGAAGTTATTTGGAAAGCAGGTAAGTACAAACCAAGTTTGATTTATGGTCTATCTCCTATATTTGCTATATGGAGTAAGGCAATGTCATTGTCACACATGGACGAATATGTCAGAAAGTACTTTGATAAGATGCGTCCACCAAGAGGATTGCTTGTTGTTGCATCAAGAAACTATGAAACATTCAGAAAGTCATGGGACGCTTTGGAACAAAAGGCAACTGAAGATCCATACATGATACACCCACTTATGGTTGAATCCGACAAAGGTGGTAAGAACATGGCAAACTGGATAGATTTTACTGGATCATTACAGGAATTACAATTCATTGAGGTAAGAAAAGAACTAAGACAAATCATTGGTGCAGTTTACGGTGTGCTTCCATTGTATTACGGAGAGATGGTAGGTGGTTGGTCACAAGAAGGATTACAAGTTACAATTACAAACAGAGCAGTTAAATGGGGACAGGATATTTTATACAAATCATTCTTTAAGAAATTTGCAGAAATCATGGGAGTTGACGATTGGGATCTTAAACTTGTAGCAGGTGAAGAAAATGACAAACTTTCAGAACTACAAAGAGATGGTGTTGAGATTGACAACATGGCAAAACTACAAGAGATGGGATTCAAGATAGAAAGAACCCATACTGGAGAATACAACATATCCAAAGAAATTCAAGAATATGAAAACGAGGAACTTAAAAATGGTAGAGGCAGATCAACTGCTGCACCTGAAGAGGGAAGACAAAATGCACAAGGCGAGCATGTCGAAAGTAGACCATCTGACATGGGAGGAGTTGCACAAGGACACCCTTCATCTGGTAGTGGAACATCAATGTCACAAAAAAATTATCCTAACGGCATTACGCCAACTAACTTTGACGTAGTAAAGAAAACATTGCAAACAGCAATGGACTTTGGTTGGAAAAAGACAAAGACTGTTGAAGAGTTAAGGAAATATGCAGGTATGACAGTAAGAAACGCAAGAGATATAGTTAACGAAGAGTTTGGACATGTACAGAGGTGGGAAGATGAAGAAAGTAACTGATAAAACCAAACCTAAAGTTAAGAAAAAGTTTGTTGAAACTGAGTTTGGAAACGTACCTATATCTACTAAAACGAAATCAAAGAAATTAGATGAATGGGACATATATTTAGGACGTATTGTTGATTTGTTAGACATTAAAAAAGACAACAGATCACTTGAAATACTGATGGAATGTCTAAGAAAGATGGAGAATAGGGACAAATAATGGCAGAAAAATTAAAAATAGACTCTG